TTACGAAGCTGGTTCTTGAGATGCTGAGTCTGTCGCATCTTTCTGACACTGATGCCATACACTGTTTTCAGGCATGTCGAGTCGCACATCGATCCAACTATTAACTGGTACGTCGATTGGTTCCCCTTTTGTTTTAACGATTTCTCCGTCATCGCTAAGCATATATTTGCGTTTGTACAGGCGGATTGTCAGCCCACCGCTTTCGGTTTGCTCCGCTTCGACCACGCCAAGCTCGCCCATGCCGCCAGGATCCATTGGAGGAAGTAGCTGCCATCCATCGGAAGCCAGGCCTGCCGAACCAATCAAGGCATAAACACCGACATCAAGGCGTGAAATGGTAATGCCTTCAGCCTCAGCGTTTGCAGTACCACAGCCGCACCACGTAAAACCATCATCTGCCACATCAGTACGCTTACTCTCATCCTGAGACTTAACAATACGCGCCACTGGCGATGCGGCTTTAATGGTGCCATCAGATGCTACGGTGGTATTGGTAGATGTGTAGAACTTCTGCCAGGCACCTGCTGTACCGCCTGCCATACCCCTAAACCAAATCGTCGGGCTAGTAGTGTCAAGTGCCGCCGCTATCGCGCAGGCATATGATCCACCGGCATATGCAAGAACCATCCCACCCATTCGCTGACCAACGGGATTGCTGGTATTACCTCCTGTAGCTCCAAAGAACTGAGGCCTGTCTAATGGAATTCCTGCCGAAAATTGATTTGGTATAGCCTGGCCAAGACCAAATGCGCCCTGCATCAAAGCGACCCCCGCTGTCGTATCAGTAATCGAGGACTGGCGGTCTACCGTAGCCGCACTTCCCAAACCGAGGTTTGTGCGAGAGGCAGCTTTGTCTGCAACATCATTCAGATTCTGTGATTTATCCAGCTTTCCGGCGAGCGAACTGGTGATACCACTCCAGGCCGGACCGGTGAAGCTGCTGCCGTCAGGTAGCGTCACCGTAACATTACCCGTTCCGCTGAAAATGCGCTGCCAGTTCTGTTTGTCATAGTTCAGACCGCGCAGCGCTTCTGCGCTTTGTGCCACCAGCGCTGCGGTGACCAGGTTCATAGCGACTCGCGGTACGGCGTACCATGCTGCGCCAGCCTGCGTAGGTCCGGTATAGTTGCTGACCAGCGTCAGGGAAGTATTACTGTTTAGGGTTTTGATGGCGAGCGTGTATGGAATACCGCCGACGGTCACAACAATAAAATCTCCGGCGGTCAGTTCGGTGGTAAAGGCCGTGCCACTGCCGGTGACTGCTGCTGAGTTATTGGTCAGTGTCAGTGTTCCTGCGGACATAGATGCTCCTTTGAGGCAATAAAAAACCCCGCCGGAGCGAGGTTGGTGTTAATACTGTAAAGGTTTAGACGTACATATCGGGGATAACGGGTAACGAGATCGGCGTAACCCCGTCATTTGCCAGCTGTCTGTCTGCCCAGCCGACATACACTCCCCTTCCGGCACGGAGGGTGCCGTTCTGCATGACCAGTCCATAGTGATAGTGATAAATGCGGCCGCCGCCGAAACTGGGCACCCTCAGACCAAAACGGCCAACCGGCACATATCCGCCACCGGGTACGGTCTGAGCCGTGGCAGATGGCACAAAATTTATGCCGAGATAAACAAACGGCCGTCTTGCGGTTGAGAACGTACATTGGCCTGCTGCGTTATAAATATTGAAGCCAGGGTTCGCGGCCACGGGCGTAACACCACCAGCAAAAATAATCACATCGACGGTACCGCTCATCGGCTGATCATCGATATTGGATCCATCGTTGAGAAACAGCAGCCGGTTCCCGTCATAGTCGAGTGTGTAAGGACTGTCCCACTTACAGCAGACAAGGTATTTGCTGCGATCAAACCCGGCTATAGTGGGAGTCACCCAGCCTGAGGTGCCGACGGTAACCCTCGCCTTATAAATGCAGTACCCTACTCTTGACGCCGTAGTGATCGCGGTAAAGTCGGTGCTGTTCTGAACCAGAAGGCCAACATTAGAGTTCTGGCTCACCGGCAGTATCTGCCACAGCGTTCCGGAGAATGCCACACGCTGTGGATTGGGAAAGCCGGGGTTAGAGTTCCCGCTCCAGTTTTGCGTGACGTTCGCACCGGATATGCTCACGCTGTCCAGCTTGAATATTCCCTCATCGCTGATTACCGTCTGGGTTGGAATGAAAATGACATTCGAACCAGCAACGTAACCCTCAACTGTCGCGGTATTCACTTTTCCTATACCGCCGGATATCGCACCGCCATATGTCGGGCAGCGCAACCCGGCGGTAATTTCCATTGGCTTACCACCATCGTTCAGATCGATTAAAAGTCCTGAAGGCATAAATCACCATGAACCAACGACGATGCGGCCACCGCCGGGGATATTGACGGTAATACCGTTATTGTTAATAACGACCGTGTTATTGGTCCCGTTGAAGGCAAAGTTACCGCTGTCGGCATAAAGCTTTCCATGGAATTCACAATCGCCGTTTTTGTCGATGTTCCAGCCACGCACACCGGCGGCAAAATTTGTCGAGCGGATGTAACTGCCGATCTTCGCGTTCGTGATACTGCCATCCTGGATCATCGCGTCACGGATAAAGACCTGCCCGTTAAAGACAAAAAATGCTGCCTGATAATTTCCCGGATCGCTTCCTGAGTAGATACCGAATTGATCCGCAGCGAATACTACGGTTGACTTGTAACTGCCTCCGGAAGGTTCAATGGACATCCCAAATCCGGTATTGTATTTCACCCCGTTTCGGACAATACCCAGATTCAGCGTATAGGACGCCTTCGCAGAACCGTTGCTTGTCACCTCCGCGTTCATCTTCTGATTTACCGCTGCTGTCAGATCTCCAACCTGAGACTGCACATACGTATCAAGAGATGCGATTGCCTGCGTGTTATTGCTGATGGCCGTCTGCTGCTGAAGTATTTGTGAATTAACGCCCTCAAACTGAGACTGAACGCTGGTCGTCAGCTGCGCAAGCGCCTGGTCTACTGTGGCGATTGTTGTTCTGACTGTCAGTATTTCAGCGTTAACTTCACCCAGTTGCTGGAACTGGCGATCCACAGTGCCTTTGTTTGCCAGCGCGTTCTGCAGAATGCCTTCAAGGTTGGTATCAACGCCCTTCTCGACGTTTTTCATGGCATCGGAATTTCTGACAGCTTCGTCAATGACATCTATCAGATCCGATGTATCTGTCTGGCACAGCGCGGCCACTTCGACAAACGCAGACGTACCGAAAGCGTTTATTGTGCGAACATACCAGTAATAGGTGTGGCCGTTCTTCAGACCGTGGCTGCTCCAGGTGGTACCGACACCGGCGCGCGTTGCTCCACCTTCAACAGTGGGTGTGCTGGTATTCGGTAGTCTGGTTTCGCCGGACGTCCAGAAATCAAACTGCGTTGAGACGTTCGTTACTGCTGCCAGGCGCGGATAAAGCGTAATGGCAAAATAACTCTGCTCAATATCGACCCTGGACGGTGGAGGCGGTGCCTGAATGCTGAATTCGAGATATGCCTCCGGCGATTCTGCGCCCATCTGATTTACCGCAGTGACATGAGCCGTGTAGGTAGCCTGAACAAGCCCTGTCAGCCTGGTGAATGAACCCGGAACCTGAGCAGATAACACCATCTGACCAGCCTTGCGGATCACGACCTTGTTATAAACAAACTGTCCGATGTTCTGCCAGGACAGCACGCCCTGCACCACCTGCCCAATGTCCTCGACGGTGTATTTGAGATTCTGCGGTTGTGCCACGCCACCCGGCGGCAGCTGCGTAAATGGTGGGCGCTCAATCGGCTTCCCAATCGCATCCCCCCAGACGTCAGCAGTCTCCTGTTTCAGGGTGATCTGCACGCCGTTCTGTACACCGAATCTCCAGTCAGTGACACGCATTTCGACATTAACGATACCGAGCGACGGAAAGTCTACCTTCACGTACATACCCGGTCGGTAGCGGTAGCCACTCAGGTTAAGCGTGAGATTCATCGTGCGCGAAATTCGGGTGCGCTTCAGTTTAATATCCGCCAGGCGCTGTGCCTGAAACTCACTGGTCACAAAGCGAAGCTTCAGGTCCTGTGAAATCTCCACGCCATCTTCTGTAACCCACTCACTGACAGAAACAGCCGGAAAATCAGCCTCAGCATAGGTCTGTTTCGGGTCAATAAACGTGCCGTTAATGGTGTTAACGCGCTCAGACTGGGACACCTCCGGCATGATTTCGATGTCACCAGCCAGCTGGCTTTCAGTGATCACTTCCGTCGCCGGGCCGTAATACGCGCCAACCAGAATACCGTGCTTACCGGCGATGTATGTTGGTTCAGCTGCACCCGCAGCCAGCATCGCTTCAAGAATGCTGGCCTTGTTTTCACTGAGATCGAATTCACCGTTGAGGGTGTAACGTTTTTCCGTCGTACCGTCGCCATTCGTTACCGTCTCGTCACAAATGTTGGCGGCTTCCTGAAACTGATCCCAGTTGATATCCGCATCAGGAACCTTGAGGTAATTACGGTAGTAATCCAGCACGCAAAGCGCGAGGTTGTTGCTGTATTCCGTGCGGCCGGTGCGCGGGTCATGGACTTTGCGCCCCGTCTTCTCCACTTTGATGTTTGGGATGCCGGAAGGAAATTTCTCAGCGTTAAACTTCAGGGACACACGAAGCCACGAAATGCCCTTGCCGATCATGTCCGATTTCCATGACGGGCAATTTTTCAGCATAAAGGGATCGGCAGTTTGACGGTCGTTATGCACTTCCCAGGTCGCGTTATCAGGATACGAGCCAATATCATCATCACCGAGATAAATGGTCCCTACGCCGGAAAGCGGATGTCCAGCCAGGGTGATGGCAAGGTGAAGCCATTCCCCATCGGTCTGGTTACCCGGCTGTTCTTCCGAAAAAAACAGCGTACCGGCTGATACCGTTCTTCCGTAAATCACCGTTTTTGGGCTGGCAGCGGCGCGCAGAACCTGCTTCCTCTCTGATGTATCACGATAGGCACCGAGTGAAGGCTTTTTCGTCAGCATTTGTGTTGCAACCTGCGCTGCTATGGTGATAGCCATTGCGATGGCATAAGCACCATTAGCTGCAGCAGCGCCAGCGGCAACGGTAGCGATAATCGGAATTGCAGCAGGCATCAGCGAATCCTCCATGTACTCAGTGGTTTAATCCTGAGGCAGACCAGGCCTGCTTCCCCCGGCACCCACACAGCGCCGCCATAAATCACCCCGGCACAGCGGGTACCGCTGTTTTCAACAACAGCAATATCCCCGCGCTGGGCCATCTTCACAGGCACCTCGTCGAGGTACTTCGCCAGCACGTTCTCAAGAGAGCCGCCACCACGCAGCAGCGCCTTTTTCGCGCCCGTTTCGCTGTCATACGTACCGCGCCAGCCGTTGGCAAAATTATCACCGGTCATCGCTTCGGCACAGTCAGCTGCAAACAGGCAGCAGTCATGCTCGCCCCATAAAAAAGGCCGCTTTTCAGCGGCCCTTATTACGGCGATTAATCTGTTATGCCAGTCTGGATGCTTCATGCTTCCTCACGAATAGGTAAACCCTGGCGCATCTTTTTTGCTGCCCCAGTAAATTGAACGCTCTGCCATTTGAGCGACGTAGCGAAATATTCGGTCACCCGGCTGGGCTGCCTGGTGGGATTCGTCGGTATAGCGGTCCGGGAACGGTCGCTGCCAGTCTTCAAAAATATTACTGACGGTGTACTGCAGGGCGTTGGTTTCGCCCGATGTCGCCCCGGTACCGGAAATCCGCCCCTTAAAAATCAGGTCTGCAACCTGCACAACCCCGTTATCATCCATCGCCACCAGATAGAGTTCTGCAGGTTTGCCCACACAGCGTTCGTTGAGGGTTTTAGCGAACAGGGACATATCCAGCCCGGAAAGCGTCATCCTGAGTTGTGTCGGGCTGGTCGTGTTAGTTTCATTCACATCATCGATGGCCCCCAGCGTTCCCATGCCGTAATAGACATATCCACCTAGCACCAGCGTGCCGGTGCCGGAATGGACGTAAGCGGTACCGGACTCAAACTGGACATTTGCCGCCAGCACCGCAGTAACCCTGTCGCGCGAGAGCCAGGTGATCATCGAATCTGAAAAAGGGGAATACAGCATTAAAAAGCCTCCTCAAACTCCAGTGTGTAGCTGGTAAAGATACCCGGGACGCGATTACCCGCGCCCTGCTGGTTATCCTTCAGCTTAAAAATGCCGTAGGGGTTCCCCACCTCAATTTTTCCGTTAACCGGCGGCGAGGTACGTAGCATTGGCACAATAGGGATGATTGCAGTACCGGTTGATGTACTGGTCACGTCAGCTGTTACCATCTTCAGCTCATCGTTCACAGTAAGGTAATCCCCGGTGCGAAGCACGAGCTTGCCTGGCGTCCAGCCTTTACTGCTGAGCCGCGTTCCTGTCTGGTTTGCGTCCTGCACCACCGGATTTCCGGCAGGCGTTCTACCCACCCGGCCCCAGTCGTGAATTTTCACCCTGCCATACTCACCATCGAGCGAGGCCACCAGCGCATCGATGCGTCTGGATTTATCGTCTGTAAGGTTGCTAAATGTCAGGGAACAGATCCAGCGGGTGCCGGGGAAACGAACTGTCTGTGATGTACCATTAAACGGGGAGCGAAAGGTTTTGGTATTACTTTCCGGCCGCCACGTCAGCGACGCCGGACATACATCTGCAGGCCATTCAAGCACAGCCATAGTCACTCCTTAGTTAAACGCCAAGCATCCTCCTGGCCTGTCCGTTGGTCTGAAAATCACTCAGCATGTCCTGGCGCGCCTTTTTCGCACCATCCGCCGCCCCTTTTGCAGCAGCCTCCTGCATAGCCTGTTTAAGCGCGGCGTCACCGTTACCAGAAACATTGATATGCTGGGTGATATGGATTTCACCACCACCAGCAGTTGTAGTGCCGACCATCCTTACGCCAAGAGTGCCATTTGGTGTCCTGGTTAGAGGCATAACAGCCTCTGGGCCAGCTTCCCCCATTAATCCATCGCCTTTGGCAAATTTGAACATCGTCGGGCTGGATATGATCGAATTGCTGAAATGGCTAAGATTTGGGGATTCAAAGACGCCGCCTTTGGCAAATTTCAGTCCGCTGGCCGCGCCGGAATATGCGCCTGATGGTGTATTTCCTGCAAAGGTTGCATCCCCCCCACCAAAAATGCCACCGAGAGAACCAAACAGACCACCGCCACCTGCAGACTTCAACGAATTGACCAACATTGCGTTAAGGATAATTTTTTGCATAGAAGCCAGTACCGATCTGGACCAATCCTCCCAGTCAACTTTATTGCCCGATAAAGCATCGGAAATATTACCGATAAGACCTGTCATTGAATTGTTAACAAGGTCTGCTGTCTGCGAGGAATAATCAGAAGCGGTGTCAAACCAGTTTTTAAATCCTTTCTCAGCGCCAGCAGTCCAGTCAGCTTCAGAAGCAGCGATTGCTTTATATTTTTTGTCCAGCGCATCGAGAGCCGCCGCACGCTGTGTGATGGCTTCGGTACCACCGTCAGTTTTCGCAAAAACACGGTCAATCTGCTGCGTTTCATCGAACCGGCTGCGCTGGCGATCACTCATTCCTCTGGTTTCGGTTGTCAGCGTCGCCTCATCCCTGAACTTCCTGGCCGCTTCAGTTAAATCCTTCAGAGCATCAGCCTGTTCGCGCTGCTTGCGCACGTTCTCATCTGCTTTTTGGGTCCACTTTGCCAGTTCTGTAGACGATGCCTGAATAGCCCTGCGCTGCTCATCCGTCCATTTAGTGCCAGCCTGATGGGAAGCAGCATAAAGATCGGAGGCTTTTTCTCCCTCCGTTGCCCGCACGCGCTGAACATCAATAGCCACGCTCAGATCGGCCATTTTCCGGGAATACTGTTCGGCGGTGCTGGCCGCCTCGCGCTCTGCTTTACTTTGCGCATTAGAGGCGGCGGTTGAGGTCTTTTTGGCCTCAGCTGCAGCTTGATCCTTTTTGGCGGCCTGATCCTTGTTGTAGATGTACTGGGTGTAAAGAGCCCCCGTCAGCTTTAGATCTTCAGCTTCATAGACGTGCTGCTGATGGAGTTTCTCCAAACCACTTAAGCTGGCCAGCTCATTATCGCGGCGTGAGCGCTCCAGTGCGGTTTGCTGCTGAGGCGTTGCGTTCGCCATTGAAACGACGGGCCCGGCATACTGTGGCGGTTTAGCTCCAGCGGTCGCTGACATTGAGCGGTTAAGAAGGTCATATGCACCCTTCAGGATTGAGACGGCTCCAGCCTGTTCGATAGCCTTTTGCGTGGCCAGGTCACTGGCATTGTTTACCAGCTTCTGCGTTTGCTCGACTTTTGAGGCTGCCTGTTCGCGCTGATACTCCAGCTGGTTCAGCTTATCGGTCAGCTCGATGTTTTTGGCCGTGATGTCGGCCTGGTCCATGAAAGTGTTAATCAGGGTCAGCGTCGGATGGCGGTTGTAGTCCTGCTGGATTTGGTCAACCGCTTTTAGGCTGTCTTTCACCTTCGCGATCTGTGAGTCGAGGTCGGCCAGGTCCTGTTTTTGCGCCTGTAAAGATGTACGGGCATCAGCCGCGGTCGAACGCAGGCCAAGCACCGACATCTGCTGGAGCTTGGTGTTGATCTCGTCAAGGTTGTTGGCAAAACCTACCGCCTCACGGTGCACCTGCTGGGTATGCTGATAAAGGCCATACATCGCAGCGCCGGCACCAATAATCACTCCAGGCCAGCCACCGAGAATACCCATCACCCCACTACCCAGCCGTGACATTACCGAGGCTGTACTGGTGAGGTTGTTAACCGCAGAGGCCCTGCCAGCAAGCGCCGTATTCAGTGATGCCTGAGCTGCAGCAAGATTACGCTCAGCAACAATCTGAGCCTCGATACTCATCGCCGCTGCGCGCGCCTGTTGAGCGCGGTAAACAGCCTGGCGACCAGCAGCAACGCTAACCTGAGCGCCGCGAACCTGAGCCTGCGCCAGCGCGACCTCGGCGGCCGTATTAGCGAGCACAGCCCGGGTTGACTGAGCAACGCTGCCGACCATGTTGCCAAAATAACGAGCGAGGCCAACACCAACCAAAATACCGGCTGTATTTGCCACATCATCGATGTTATTCGCCAGACCACCCAGCACGCCGGAAAGCGTTGATGATGCGCCGACGGCATCGTTCGCCCCGCCCACCCATGCGAGAAAGGCGTTTTGCACTTTCTGTGCAGAACCGCTGACGGAAGCTGGCAGCGTATCGAATTCTTTGCGCAGGATCTCAACGTTTGTCAACAGTGGGACAATTTTGTCAGTCGTCAGCTCGCCATGGTTGGCCATGTTGCGCAGGCCACCGACAGTGGTACCCAGCCCATCAGCCAGCAGTTTAGCCAGCCGGCCGCCGTTCTCCATGATGGAGTTAAATTCTTCACCTCGCAAAACGCCTGAGCCAAGTGCCTGGCTAAGCTGGGTGATAACGGAGCTCGCTTCTTCGGTGCTGGCACCAGACAGCTTCAGTGAAGTGGCAACGGTTTCCGTAACTTTTGCGACGTCAGCAGAAGCGTAACCGGCATCACGCAGGGACTGCGCAATTCTGCTGTATAGGTTGCTGTTCGCCTCGAGGGATGTTCCGGTACGCTGGCTGATCTCCATCAGCACACGCTGTGATTCCACATAATCTTCGCTGGAAGAGGACGCAAGGCGAAGACGTCCATTCAACTGGTTCCACGTGTCGGCAAATGCGATCAACTGATGCGTGGCAAATGCACCTGCCCACGCTCCGGCAAGCCCGGCAGCAGAAGATCGCACGGTTGCAAGCTGAGAATTCAGTTCAGCCAAAGACCGCTGAGTTTCACGCGTGGCCGCTGCAGCTTTTTTTCCGCCCTGCTCCATAGTGCGGTAGTAATCGGTTCCCATGCGGGACGCTCTGGCGATCTCAGACTGGAAAGAAGAAGAGTTCGCCGAAATTTTGATGATTAGCTCGCGCAGCGTTGCCATATTTCACCCATAAAAAAGCCCGCAGCCGCGAGCGTCAAAGACCGGATATCCATTTTTCGAGTTCTGACACTTCTGTACCCTCTTCCTGCTCACCCCATTTCAGCATCACATCAGGGATAGTGAACTTCCCGCCCTGAGAGTTCAGCATTGCAACGGAGATCTGCGCCGCCTGTGCATCGGCGCGCCAGTCTCCCACAGGACTGATGCGGTCGAACTCGATCCACATTTTTAGCTCACTGGCGGTAATGGTCTGGCGCAGTTCGTGGAGAGTGCGCCCCATTCGGAGCGCGAGCGACATCAGGAAGAAGGTCAGCGGCTGCTTTACGGCTTTCCCGCTTCTTCCTGACTCATGCCGAGGTTTAGGGCCTGAGCCAGCAGGCGGGAGTGTACGGGACCATAAATTTTAGATACCAACTCCTGATCCTCGTCGCTGAATACGCGCTCGCCGTTTTCATCCAGCAGAACGTCAATAAACAGAACCACATCAGCCTTTTTGTTACGCAGAAACTTTTCCGCCTCCGTCAGCGTCGGTGCCTCTTCGCCCTCAGCGAGCTGGGGATTAACGATCTCCCGGAATTTCACCCAGGCATCGCCTGAGGGTTCACGCAGCGTTACCCTTGCGCCATCCCATTCAGGGACCGTGATACCTTCTTTGGTACGATAGGCTTTCGATGCTGTAAGCGCCACGTTGCGTAATGAATTCTGTGATGTTTTTTGCGCCATTTCATTTTTCTCTTGTTACATGGTCGGAGGGATAAAAAAAGCGGCCGAAGCCGCTCAGGAACCAGACGCATAGATGCGCTTAGGTTTGCCGCGTACACGCAGAGAATAGGTAGCGCCAACAACGGAAGAGGTTGCTGCAGACCACGAGCTCTGGCGTACCTCCACCAGCACGTAAAAACCGTTGCCAGACGGGAATACCACGCGCAGCGCACGGAGTTCGTCATTTTCGTAAGCGGTCTGCAGTACCTCCTGTGCTGCTTCATCGCCAACCCAGTTACGGGTAATGCTCATTTCAGCAGGCGCGGCGAGGCCGTTGGTTTGCTCCTGTTCCGTCGAGCAAAGCGTGGTTACGTCGATATCCCCTTTTTGACCGCCCGTGAAGGTGATTTCCTTTGTTGCACAGGCCGCTTCCAGCCAGGTAATGCCAGCACCCGGGAAGGTTGAGGAGTTAAAATCCTCAGCGGTTACTGGCGCGTCGGAGACGGCAAAGGTCATCCCCTTTGTGACTTCATACTTACTGGTCATGATTTCTCCAGATAAAAAAAGACCGCCTGAGCGGTCTGTTGTGGTGGGTAAGGTTAAACGGTTACCTGAAATTCGAGCGTCGCCCGGTGATATCGCAGATCAGGCTCATAGCCTGGCGTTTTAACAATGCTTTCCGGCTTCAGCACCTGCAGGGCATCAAGCGCCATATTTCTGATCGTGCGCGCTTCAGTGATGGTGCTGGAATACACATCAACCTGCACGGAAACGGCTGATTCAGCCTGACCGCAGAGAACGTCAGCGGCCACGTCGGTAATAATCGAGAAAATTACCCAGGGCGGCGAGACTGAAGGCTTCCCGTCACTACCGAGCGGCGCAACGTAGGGATAAACCTGCCCACCGGCCAGCGGCGCGAGCAGTGGATAGAGATCATCTTCCGTCATTTACTTAATGCCTTATCAATCGCCTGGTTCATGCGTCTGATCGCGACCTCCGTCGCCTGCTCCTGGCGAATATCGAACGCAGGACGCACAAACGGATGAGGCGGCATATTCACCGTCCCCATTTCAACAAACCGCCAGTAGAACGCATTTCTCGGGTCGCTGGCTTTCATGGTGTTGTCGCTATTACCGGTTCGCATGTTGCGGCCACGAATATGGACACCGGAAGAAATCTCCCCGCGGCGGCGTGATCGCTGAGTCAAAACGACCACGTTTTTCTTCAGTTTTCCAGTTCTCTCAGGAGCGCGTGCAATCACTTCTTCCTTTAGCACTTCTGCTCCGGCGCGCGTGGCATCACGCAGAACCTTGTTGTTTTCAGCGCGGCTAAGCGCCTCCAGGTCCTTTGCGATGTCATTCAAACCGGAAAAATCGAGGCTCGTCTCAATCATTTTTCGGTACCCTGTTTGCAAAGAATTTCGAGCTGAATACCACGAGAATCAGGGATTGGCGGACCAACGATATTCAAAATAGCCCCCTTGAACGGGCCAGTCATAACCATGAGTCTGGACGCAGCAGTTATATCGCTACGAAATCGAGTCCATACCCTGATAGTGGCGACTGCGGTTTCAGCACCAGCGGCTACCAGCTCGCGCCCACTAATACCTTTTACTTCTGCCCAGGTTTCTGCGCCGTCATGCCATGATTCAACAGGCTGACCAGAAGGATCTCTGGATGTAGTAATATTCTGAATTATCACCGTGTCTCTCAGTCTTCCTGCCTGCATGAAATCCTCCTATACCCCGTAAATTCGATACGGCTGCAGCAGGGCTTCAACTGCAAGCGGGACCTCTGCAACGGTCTGCCCAATGGCTACCGATTCACGGTTGGCATACCAGTGTCCGATCAGCAGTAACATGGCCGCCTTAACATCGTCATTAAGCAGAATCGGGTCCGGGTCGTCTGCGTAGCCAGGGCTGCTTTCAGACTCATAGAGCGTTCGTCTTGTCCATGTCTGGACGTACCGAGCCGCCGCGCCCATGTATATGTTCAGCAGAGCATCATCGCCGGTAAAATCGGTATCAACGCGGCAGTGCTGTTTCACCATATTCTGATCAAGCATTTGTTTGCCCCGAAAAAAGCGGCCCGAAGGCCGCAATATTTATCAGCTACCCGCGCCAGTGCTGAATGAACCATACACGAAAGCTTCAGGGCGTTTGACAGCCAACGCCAGACGCTCTTCGCAACGAATGGAGATCATGTTTTTCTCGAAGTCGTCGGCGTTCTCCGTGGAGATCACCACGTTCGCATCTTCGCGGTCGAAGATTTGCGCGCCAGCGTTGAAAGCACCGGTCAGGAATTTACCCTGGAAGGCTGCCGCTTCGGTGGCAACAACTGGCAGACCCCACAGAGTCGGTCCAGTCAGCGCCGCAGGGTTAGCCAGGATGTAGCGGCCAAGGCTGTCTTTGGTCAGCTCGATACGTGCCCAGTCAATGAAGTGAAGGACGTGGCCAGATGCAGGGAATCGCGCCAGCTGCGCCTGCAGCATTGCCAGACGCAGATCATCAATACCGCTCTGCTGTTCAACAGTAAACGCCGGGTTAAACGCTGACGCCTGAGGAACGATGCCATGCAGATGCACACCGGTACCGTCACCGAAGAGAATTTCCTGCTCTTCTGCGTACTTCAGTCCGTAGCGCATTTCGGCATCAACGGTTGACTGCAGCTGTGCGAAGTCATCCAGGATTTGCTTGGAGGCTTTGAACAGGTGAGCGATAGTGCTTACACCAGTGATTTTCGGCGTAAACTCAATGTCGCTGTATGGTTTCTGCGTATTTTCAGGAACCACTTTCGCGTTGTTGGTAAAGCCTGTCTGCTGCACCCAGAAAATAGCCGGAGAGGAAGTGCGGCCAGGCGCAATCAGATCGCGAATGAACAGGCGCTGTTTTGGTGCCGTATCGATGCCAGGAATTCGCTGGGGTTCGACGACACCATCAGGTATATCTGTAGAAGTCAGTGCGGCCTTAACCGGGATGCTGATACGTTTTCCACCTTCCACGCCAGAGGCAAAGGTTTTCAGCGCTTCAGCAGAGATCACCTGTTGGCCGATTGATTCCACAACCTGTTTCGCGTTTGCCAGCGGCATCTGGGCAACGTGTTGTTCAAGCTCGCCCATAGCGGCCTTCAGCGTTTTTTCTGCTTCGCGCAGGGCGTTGAACTCAGTAGCCATTTTATCAACGGCGGCCTTTGTTTCTTCTGACAGCTTGCCAGACTTCTGCGCCTCTTTGACTGCTTCTTCTGCTTTCGCGTTGAATTTGCCGGTTGCCTCTTCAATGCTGGCAGTGACTTTTTTCAGAATATCGTTTACTTCAGACATAAAGGGTCCTTATTTGACTAACGCCGCCAGGGCGCTTTCAAGTGAATTGATGGTTTCAGGTTTGATATCTTCGGCAGCGCCCGGCGTACCGTCGTGGTTGGTGACAGCGCCAGGCATGCCACCGGATAAGGCTTTAATGAGTTTTCGGCGCTCAGAGCGCGGGGTGTTGGTTTTAGCCAGTAACGCATCGAGTTTTCGCAGCGCGGCGGCGGGAGATTCGTCACCATCGCTGACCGCATCAGCAGAAAGCAGGCTGTCTGCCAGTCCCTTCGCCACAGCATCACTGCCACCGATATAGCTTTCCGCATCCATCAACTTCTGTACGGCGGCCATATCCAGACCGGAACGCGCAGCGTAGATGTCAGCCATGGCGGTGTCGAATGGTTCCAGTGACTGAGCCAGTTCAGCAAAGTCATGACGGTTTCCCATCGCATATACCCAGCAGTTGTGAATCATCAGGAAGGCACCACGGCCAATCTGAATATCATCCCCGGCCATCGCAATTATTGAGGCGGCACTGGCGGCAATGCCAAGTACCTTCACCGTCACACGGCCTTCGTATTCGCGGAGAAGGTTGTAAATTGCCAGGCCTTCAAACATGTCGCCGCCCGGGGAGTTGATATTCACCGTAACATCGGCACCGTTCATCGCCCGAAGCTCACCGGCAATACGTTTAGCTGTTACCCCTTCGCCCCAGTAGTCCTGCCCAATAACATCAAAAACAGAAATGCTGTTATCGTCGGTGGCCGCCGCCTTGATCCCGCCGTCCCAGCGGTCCAGTGCGGACGGTAATGTTTCACAGGTAACGCGCGCGCAGGGGCGACCCGCCGGTGCTACCGGAAGTTGTTTTTTGCTCATCAGGAAAGTGCTCCTAAGCGGCCTGTTTCAGCGGAGATTGTTCAAAGGAAATGTCGGGGAATACGTGGTTATGCAGCTCTCGCAGGGCAAGGGCCTGAACAGCAGGGTTGCTGCTTTCGAGATTTTTCAGTTGCGTCAGGTTGAGCTGAACGGTGTAAATGTCGCCCCCTTCAATCGGCGGCATGTTCTCAAGACGACGAACGTCATTACGGGACATCCAGCCATTTTGAAGCGCGCTGGTATAGTATGCCGCGCGACCGGCACTATCGGCTCTCAGTAGACCTTCAACAGAGAATTCCGCAAACACTTCGTCATCGCTGTCGAGTAAGCACCGGCCAATTTCCTGCTCAATATTCACTAGCAGCGGTCGAAGTGTATGGGTCAGAAACTGCAGGTTCATACCTTCCAGGCTTGATGCCCAGCTGCTTTGTTTCGTGGTGTGACCAACCATGAAAGGCGGCACGCGAAACCAGCGGCAGATTTCCTCAATGCTAAATGCGCGGCTTTCGAGCATCTGAGCATCTTCCGGGTTCATGGTCACGCCCTGGTACGTTAAGCCACCCTCAAGCACCATGATCTTCCCGGCATTTTTCGAACCGGTAAACGCCGCCATGTAACCGCGAAGTTTTTCACGTTGGGTGTCATCCAGAGCTTTATCAGAAGAGAGGAATCCTGAACTCTGCAGGCCCTGTTCGAATATCTTCGCCGCGGACTCTTCAACCGCCATTGCTGAACCGATCACATCCCGGCCAGTCTTCATCGGCATCATGCCGCAAACGCCATCCAGACCGAACCCGCGAATGTGCATGATGTTTTTGATCGGAATAACGCGCTCGTTGCCATTTTCAGTGTATTTGTATTCCAGCGCCCCGGTAGTAAGACGTTTAACCACCATGTTCTGCGGCAGCAAAGGCACCAGGGAAACCAGGCGATTCGCGATGAATTTCTTCTCAATGAAGGCATTCCCGCGCAGGCAGATACTGGCGACCACCATCAGCATAAAGCGGGATGGTGTCATTTCTGAATTGGGTCGGCGGCACAGTATCGAATAGGCCGGATGGTCGGTTGCCGCTTTACGCGAACCGTCAAGCTGTCGAACGTATATTTTCAGCGGAAGGGTTGAAATAGACTCGCTTAACAGCCTTACGCATGCCCACACAGCCGATAACTGAATGGCTTTATCAGCTGTTACCACCTTCCCGCTGCTGCTGGTGCCAAACCATTCCTCCCAGAACGTTCCGGTAGTCAGGCTGATAGGCACACCGAGCCAGTTAAGCAGAGCGCTTTTCACCCTGCCTGGCTGTTTGTTTTTTTTCATCAGAAACCTACCATGATGGGATTATTGAAGAATCCGGAGAGATCCTGCTGGTCGTTGCCACCGTTAACCAGAACGCGGCTCATTGCTGTGAACAATGCCGCCGGGCCATCAATCTTGGCCTCTGGTGTGGACTTGTTCGGGAAAATGTTCTCGTTCCGGTCAGGTTTGACGGTTACGTTGGACATCATCCAGTTCATTACCGGGTGATCGCTGTGATGGAAGCGGCCACCGTATACCAGTGCTTCGACCTCTTTCATCGCCTCAGAGAAATTGCGAACCGTCTGCGGCACTTCCACCAGCGGCAACCCTTCTTCTGCCAGCGCAAGGCTGAACTGCGTGGCACTCCACGGGTCGAAGCCAATTTCTTTCAGGCTCTCACCAGCAACCCACTGCTGCAGCTCTTCCTTAATCTGAGCATGGTCGATTACATCCCCGTCGGTAAGGATTAGCTTGTCCAGCTCAGCCCACTTACGATAGAGCTCTGCCATCTGGCGTGAACATTTCTCAAGGCGTCCCTCCGGCAGCCAGAATTTGAAATCCGCATGAACGTGGCCACCTGGCGCGCGCCATACTTTGGCGGCCGCACAGATATCAATTTTGTTTGAAAGGTCTACGCCCACCCAGGAGGGATAGGTTTTAAGTTCGTGCTGCGGAGCGATAAACTCACATTTCTCCCATTTCATCATGTCCATCCAGGCAGACTCAGCTGTAACCCAGATATTCATGTGCTTGGTGAAAAAGTTAATCCTGGCCGAAACCTGCTCTTTCGCCTTTTTAGCCAGGCGGCGCAGATCATCCCAGCGCTTACAGATACCCAGCCCCGGATTCGCCTTCTGCCAGACTTTTTCATCAAAGGGATCGTCACCTTCATCTAAGGTGTAGATGATGGCAAAAAACGTATCGTCTTTAACCAGGCCGCGCAGGACCTTGATTGCGTAATCGCGTAGTTCGTAACAGATGCCTTCTTTGTTGAAGCCGGCGGTGGTGATACCGAAAAGCAGTGATTGCAGGCGCGCGCCGGTGGCCGTCTCTAGAACGTCCCATACATCACGGGTTTTATGTGCATGCAGCTCGTCGACAATGGCGCAGTGGATGTTCAGGCCGTCGAGGTTGTTCGCATCTGATGATAATGGCTCGAATTTGGAGGCCGTTTGCTCCTGGTAGATGGCGAGTTTGTTGAATTCGAAGAGTCGCCCAAAAGTGGCTTTCGCCTTCTTGACCATATTCTTCGCATCTTCAAAAACAATTCTCGCCTGGTCACGGGTGGTAGCGGCGGAATAAACCTCCGCACCGCCCTCGCCGTCGGCCCCAGCCATATACAGCCCAACGCCTGAGCAAAGTGTTGATTTGGCATTTTTACGGGCCACCTCAACATCTGCAGTACGGAAGCGCCGAACCATCACCGGCCGACCGCTGCCGTCGTTACGCAGGACGGTTTCTCCCGTTTCTTCGTTAACCAGCGGGATAACAAAACCAAAAATATTAATCAGGATGAAAACATGCCAGTCCATCAGCTCAATAGGCTGGCCTGCCAGCGCGCCCTTTACGTGAGGAACAAACTTATAGAAATTCAGAATGTGCTGCGCGCGCGGCTCACTAAAGAAAATTCCGCGCTCTTCGCCGTGTGCCAGATCGTCAAGAAAACGCTGACAGGCAAGGCGCACAAACTCACAGGCAATTATTTCCCCGGCCACGACCCTCTCGGCGTAGCGGATGCCTTCTGCAACCTTAGCCATTAATCCCTCGCTTTCATAAACTCGGCCAGCGGATCAACCGCATCAGGACCTTTTGCATTCACTTTCGAGCGGCTGGCTGGCGTCATCCCGAACTCTCCGAGCATGGCGCGAAGACGTTTCCAGGCATCAGCTTTCATGATGGCCGCCGGGTGAGCTTTGATCATCACATCCCCGCTCTGCGTTTCGGTCCGGTAGGTGTACCCCTCAATTTCAAGCGTGTCGCAGTGGTGCCGGTATTCGGTATATGCCTCAACCAGCAACTCAAGGGCTCTGGCGTCCAGTTGGGACATCACACCGATAGCATCGAGCTCGTCGGCCATCCGCTTAAACCAGTATTTCCCCTGCTTGTCGAAATGCTTCGGCGTTGGGGGTACCCCTGCAGCGGGTTTTGGTTCGTTCTCATTGATCGGGCGTTTTGATGGGTTACCCCTCACCAAACGTAGATGGGTCGGGGTTTTCGGTGGTCCAGACATAATCGAAAACTCCTATTAATCATCGAATGGGGGACCCCTAAAAAAAGTTTTCTAACCTGCGGCGATGTGAAAAGAGGTTAGGCGGCGGTCCTTTGGCGCGTCGTTCCTGAACTTTCAACCCGCCCTCCCCCTCGGTCGATTCAAATGAGAATTGATGTCACTTGAGTCTTTCGACCGCTGTTTTCGCCCTGTGGCAGGGCTTGCAGAGGCTTTCGAGGTTGGAAAGGTCATCGGTCCCCCCATTTGCTTTGGCGGTGATATGGTCCACCGTCTCAGCGGGTGTATACCTTCCATTTCGCAGGCATTCCTGACAGAGGTGTTTATCCCTGTCGAGAACGATTGGGCGCAGCCTGTCCCACTTACTGCCATAACCGCGCTGGTGCCTGCTCTGTCCTCGCTGATGCTGCTGCCAGCCTTCGTTAAGATGCTTTGCACAATAGCCTGAGCGGTCTGTGGTTGTTCCATGACAGCCACGCTTGCGGCATGCTCTCGGTATTAACGCAGGCATCAGGCTAATCTCCACGCCCTGCGGCGTTCTGTTCGTGGTGCTGAGTCAGGGTGACACTCGACTGATTCAAAGTCTGCATGGTCCACCAGCGAGTAACACGGATAGACCACTGCACCACCCCAGGCATCACCCACGGCATAATCAGCGGGCTTACTGTTATCCCATCGAGACAGCACGCGGTTGATATGTTGCGGAGGTACGCTATAGCACACCCCGTGTATCAGTCGCGGCAGAGTGATGTAGTCAGCCTGAGTTTTATCAGCAACAATCAGCCGCTCGGCTATCTGCATTTGATACTGAGGTGGTCGGCCTGTACCGAGATAAAAACTCACCAGAGAATCAGGGAAGCGGTTTAGCCAGTGACCTATCACCAGCCCAGTAAGACTGCTTGAAGGCTGAGCATCATCTTCAACAACAATTACCCGGCATGTTTGTTCTGCTGCCCATTCAAGGGCGCGTCGATGATTCCAGTTCGCGCCATGGTTACCATCGTCAATCAGCAGATGAGCATCCAGCAACGCGGCAAGACGTTGCGCTTGTCCTATGCGGGTGTGATGGCCGACCACCACAAACTTAATCTCTTCAGCCACCAGCGAATCTCCAATAAAAAAGCCGCACGATGGCGGCTACTGTTCTTTTGTCAGGGTGTTTAATAAGGCTATTCAGGTTACTCTTATGTAACCATCAAAGGAGTAAATCCATGGATAAAACAAGAAAATACGATAGAGCATTACAACTGGAAATTCTCAACGCACTTATAGACTGTGCCCCCAACACGTTGAACAAGGCACAAGAGATTGAACTCATTGAAAAGTTCGATAATTATGATCACTTCGTGGCCTGTATGCTTTATCTCGAAATGCATGGCCTAGTAACAACACCATTCGTACGTAGCGACACAATGGCCGGTGTGGAATTTATTTTCAATGCATCGGTATGCTACATCACCGAGAAAGGTATAGATTTCTTACTCGATGATGGCGGCTTGAGTGCCATTTTAAAAGTTCAAACTGTACGTCTTCACAACGACACTATAATTGCGCTTGAGGACATAATCCGCGTTGCAAATATGCCTGAAGATCAGAAGAAGGGATTGATTTCAAAACTTCGAGAGCTTCCGGCAGACGCCATAAAACATTTGACCCTACAGCTACTGACTCAGGGGGTTCTGAATCTGCCGAACGCAATTCAACTAATTCAAAGAGCCCTCCAGAAGGGCTGAATTCATCTGAGGGGCGGATTAATTCAAATTTGCCCCATCCAAGCTTTTTACTAAGTGTCACCCAAAATGGGTTCCGAGTGTCAGCGTGTATGTAGAAACTATTCTTATGCATCACAGCAGTGAAAATTTTCATCGTTGATACAAACCTCATTTGTGCTTCCACCAAGCGTTTTCTTTCCCGACTCCGTCAGTTTTGAACACTGTATGCACCAGAGGGCCGGTGATCAGCCTGTCAGCAAATGACTGCGCGACAATACCGAACGCCAGCATGTCACCCACCGCGGCGCCAGCCTGTTCTTTCTTCCAGAAACGATAACTCTCGATCCGGTAGTAAAGACGGATGATGCCGTGAGCGAACGCCATTACATCAGCGCGGGTGCCACCCATCAGACCAGCGTTAAGCATCACATCGTTGCAGTGCACTTCAATGAATTCCTGATAGATACACTCGGGATGATTCTGCTTTGCCCAGGCGTCGGCGTAGGTCTTTGGTTCAGAGCCGACATATACCTTTCCGGGCTGCATTTCTTCCCACGGTGCGCGAAGCATTTCGACATCGGTACCATCGGTACACCAGACGAACCGGTATTCAGGGTGATCGCGCAGGTGCTGCCAGATATACAGCCAGCGCCGGAAATAGACATTCATCTGCACGTCAGGGACGCGGTGAAGTTCAACATCTGCCGGGACTGTCTGCAGTTCATCCACCAGCGCGATACGTCCACACTGCCGGAGTGATGCGGCCCATTTAGCCAGCATGTCAGGCGAGGCCGTCAGTTTGGTACCGCGCTGCGGGTCAGGCTGACTTGTAAGCAGTGTTGTGATTACCGCGTCACGCTGCTGCCGGTATTGAACGTAACCGGTATATCCGGAATCACGCCGTTCGTTGTGGATCTTCACGTTACGTTCCACCAGCGCCTGTCGGTCTGGCCTCGGTACCGAACGCTCTACAGCCTCATGCTCATCAAGAGAATGAATCAGCTTTTCTGAACCGACCACATCACCATAAGCCCAGGTCGTCAGGCCAGCATTATGGATACGCAGGGCGAGGTCGCTGTGTTCGTACATGCCACGGCCGTATACCGGATCGAATCCGCCTACTTTCTCGATAGCGCCGCTGAGGTAGTACAGCATCACTCCGCGCTGCCCGGTGTATGCAATATGCTTATCGTCCCGGTAAAGGACCGAAAGGTCATTCAGCTTATTGCGGCCAGCCAGATCGAGAAACTGGTAAGCCAGGTGCGGCTCAGGTGATTCGATGTAAGGCAGGTGCCAGTTATCAGCAATCGGCCATGCATCATCGTCCCACAGGAAAAGATGCTCACACCCGGCATCCATCAGAGCAGTTAAGCTGGCGTTCTTTGAGGCAACAATGCCGAGTGATTCATCATGGCGAAGCAGCTGCACGCCGTCGGGCGCTATCGCTGCAGGCTTTGAACCGTCATCGATAACAACCACCAGCGCGCCTGCGGGAAGATGCTTCATGTGCTGTTCAAGCGCTCTTTTCAATACGTCGGCGCGCTGGTGTGTCGTTATTGCAATCCCGATCCGCGATGAAATGGAGCAGGCAGGCGCATACGGGACACCATCAATAGTGACCTGCATTTGATTTTCCTTTTAGGCGTGAGCCTGTCGCACGGCAAAGCCGCCGAGAGATAAGGTAAAACCTAGGCTCATTTCTGAAAGATTCTCTGCGGTACACGCGTGCGATACGCAATAAAAAAGGCCGCCGTAGCGACCTTACAACCCTTGCTTATGCAGTCAAATTTAGATGTTTACTTTTTTTGGCGCTATTGCTGATATGGAAATCATAAATCCAGTCAGTGCAGCAATAATCAAGGGAAACACGAATGCATCAGATGTACGGAGAGGGTTTTTGACATCAAATAAAATGACAATAAAAAACGCACTTGTTGCGAAAGTCGACGATGAGTAAACTTCATTCATCTTGTATTGAAGTCGTTCCAGTGAAAACTTTGGCGTTTCTTTACAGAATGCGTCCCATACCAGATGAATAACAAGGTATAGAACGCAAAGGATGAAGTAAAATCTGGTTAACTCTTGAGCGTTTTGAGGCGCTAACCAAGCAAGATGGCTCATCTTAGTTAGCTAACTTCCTGGCTGCGTAAATTGCAGGAAGAGTAACAGCACCTGCGACAGCAAACCCGTATGCAATGCCACCAGTAACAGTAAATGCAGGGATCAGGAAAGACAGTCCACCAGGCAAAGCGAAACCCAAGCTTGCGCCGCCAATGATAGCCTTCATCAAAGTGATAATGTTTAGTTCCATTTTTCCTCCCTAGTAAACATTACGTTTACCTGAGAGGTAATATTAGAAAACTATTTTGTCGGTTGCAAGCACATCCGCACTTGATACCTATAGATGCTCCACTGTTTGTTACCGTTTTTGAACAGCTTCTTTTCTAAGGCTTGTTATGCATCATAACGTCGTCCTTCTTTCCACGATGCATAACGTCTTTGTCATGTTCAGTCAGGTAGATTGGTTTTACCCTGTCGCCCCATCCCCTCTATCGTTACTGCACCGAGCATAACGAAACCGTCTACCAACTCAGCCTGAGGTCGAGACCTCTTTTGCCCTTGAAGGTGTCGCCTGTTTGGATGGTTAGCGTGATTTGGTAGATGTCGGACTTTGGGAGCCTTACCATCCTCTTCGGGGATATTTGGTTGGTTATCCGCTTATGGGTATATTGCCATTACGATGAGCCGACCCATGGTGATGGGAATAAAAGCCACCAGTGAGTCAGTGGCTTGAAAATAAAGCTATAGTCTAATTGTACAGGCTGTTAAGCCTCAATTCTATAGATACAAAACTGTTCGAGACATGAGTTAGCCTTAGGGTTTGTCCGACAGCTAGCGGAAGGTCCGGGTAAAATGAAAACCCATCTGAATCTTTTTGCGGCTGCGCAGCCCTACTACCATGTAAGCAGTATTCAAGCTTATCGCCAGAATAGAGACGAATCTCATTTCCACCAGGCTCACCAACTAGCTTATAACTCGCATTAAATCCAGAACGACCATCGGTAAACCCAGCCTGCCCTCCCGAAAAATCGCCTAAGTACTTCACTGTTGCATGCGGACCAATTTCCAAACCCAACATAACACAATCGCCATTTTTTGGCTCAGCCATGCCTGCATAGTTTTTATTCATTCTCATCTCCTTTAAACTGAGATTTCAACTCTATTCCTATCAACCCAGTTTAAAAAGAGTTATTTCAGACATTGTTCAGAGATGTATTGTTGGAGGTATTTTATTTTGGTTTGGTCGCTGAGAATTCCGGCCCGGATACCGAGAACGTTTCGTCCAGCAACGTCTGAGAGTTCGATGGTGGCATCATTGCCCACGCTGCAGGGACTGGAGGCTTGAATTTTAGCTGACACAGGGCAGCGCCCTTTGACGAGCACCCTGCCACCATTATCAAGCTTGCGCTGCAGAGCATTATTTTCAGCTTTCGCATCGGTCAACTCCTTCGTGTATTTGGCATCCAGCACAGCGACATCGCGCTGGCGGGTCTGCATGTCTTTGATGGTAGCGTTCGCCAAGTTAAGCTTCTCAGTGGTTTTATCGCGCTGGTATTTGTAGGTGATGGCGTTGTCGTGATAGTGGTTAATCGCCCAGGCCATGGAAACCAGCAGGCAGATAACGACAGAGCAGATGATTGCTGTTAGTCGGCTCAATGATCTATACCCCAGCACGTCAGCGCACTTTCTTGGTCTCGTCGATCAACCTGACCATAGCAGCCATTCTTCTGGCCTTTAGTTAGTCGGCAATCACGGCCACCGTCTTTAATCCACCAGCGGATTGCTTCGCATGCCCCTTTACGGTCACCAGCGTTGATGCGCTGGTAGAACGTCGATGGATAGCATTTACCGGGCCCAATGTTGTATGGGCAGAAGGATGCAATGCCCACTTTCTGCGGTTCGGTCAGTGGGACCTTGATATTTCGGTCGACCCAGGCAAGAGCTTTGTCACGCTCAATGGCATTCACTTTCTTGCATTGCACTTCAGTAGCAGTCATGCCTTTTACGACACGCTTGCCATCAATAACTGTCACGCCATGGCATAGTGACCAGACGCCACCGGGATCCATCACAGCAACGAGCGCATTGCCTTCTTTCTCACTGATGAACTGGTCAAAAAGCACAGGAGCTGAAGCGCCAGCGGCGATCAGGGATAGCATGGCTGCGCTGAGTTTTGCTCTTGTCAATGCCATGTTAATTATCCTGTGGTGGTGCGGTGATGTAGCCCTTCTTGAGGGCCTTCTCGTATGCCTTGGTCTGGCGTCTTTTGAAGTAAAGGTTGGTCAGGTATGTGGCGATACCGATAAGAAAACCGCCAATCACAGCAACATTGTTCCAGTCGAGGTCGTGCAACCATTGCAAAATGCCGCCTCCACAAATAAGACTGCCAGACACGCAATACGAGACTGCGGATGCGATTTTGTCAGGCATATATCGGATCATCTCTATCTCCTCGCGTAATGGCGGGAGCTGTGTGTAAGGGGTCAGGCCCTCGGGACGATTTAACAAGTAGGCATGTCGATGATGGTTCCCGGAGCCTGAAATAAAAAAACCAGCAATAAGCTGGGCAAGTTAATGACAAGTAAGAGTTAACTCCATTTCAAGAGTTTCCAACTCTTGATATTGCAATAAATTAAATAATCCTTAAGAAGCACAATTTAACCCTTTAAAATAATTAACTTTTCACATAGTTTTCTGATGTTATTATTTGCGTTAAGTTATCAACTTATATCTACATGGATAAAAGACATACAAGCGGGTGCGCACTGGCATCATTAATGCGGAGAGGAGTGATGTCGTTCTCCGCACTTTTTTAGTACTCAAAGCGAGCTACCAAAAGATCACCAACGGCTACCTTGCGTCAAAAATGCACCGGAAAACTAACCCTATCTCAATTGCTGTTAGTCTTTTAAATATAAAAAAAAAGACCTCTATAAGAGGTCTATACATAAGTTTATGTTTATCTTACATCCCACGCAGTTTCGTCCAATCTAATGACGATGTGGCCTTCAAGAATTTCGTATTCAATAGTACCTTCAAGAGTGTCTTCAAAATTCATATCCTTGCAACCAGCAAAGTATTGCATATCAACTTTATAGCTGAAAAAACGTTTACCAATCTCGATGACTTCGAATGTCCCGTCGTTGACAGAGTATTGAGAGTCACCACTATGACTAGAAAGAAGGTAATCATCAAAACTGCTAGGGAAGGTGCGAATAAGCAGGTCATTTCTTCCCAAGCTGACTCGCTGATTAAAATTTCGCGGATCTGGGCCGATTTTTTTCCCGCAAACACATCGAATCAGCCTATTTAGGCTATTTTTTCCACCATTTCTGGCGTTATTTCCGGTTTTTACTGAGATCTCTCCCACTGACGTATCATTTGGTCCACCCGAAACAGGTTGGCCAGGGTGAATAACATCGCCAGTTGGTTATCGTTTTTCAGCAGCCCTTTGTATCTGGCTTTCACGAAGCCGAACTGCCGCTTGATGATGCGAAACGGGTGCTCCACCCTGGCACGGATGCTGGCTTTCATGTATTCGATGTTGATGGCCGTTTTGTTCTTGCGCGGATGCTGCTTCAAGGTTTTTACCTTGCCGGGACGCTCGGCGATCAGCCAGTCCACATCCACCTCGGCCAGCTCCTCGCGCTGTGGCGCTCCTTGGTAGCCGGCATCGGCTGAGACAAATTGCTCCTCTCCATGAAGCAGATTACCCAGCTGATTGAGGTCATGCTCGTTGGCCGCGGTGGTGACTAGGCTGTGGGTCAGGCCACTCTTGGCATCGACACCAATGTGGGCCTTCATGCCAAAGTGCCACTGATTGCCTTTCTTGGTCTGATGCATCTCCGGATCGCGTTGCTGCTCTTTGTTCTTGGTAGAGCTGGGTGCCTCAATGATGGTGGCATCCACCAAAGTGCCTTGGGTCATCATGACGCCTGCTTCGGCCAGCCAGCGATTGATGGTCTTGAACAATTGACGGGCCAGTTGATGCTGCTCGAGCAGGTGGCGGAAATTCATGATGGTGGTGCGATCCGGCAGGGCGCTATCCAGGGATAATCGGGCAAACAGGCGCATGGAGGCGATTTCGTACAGGGCATCTTCCATGGCACCGTCGCTCAGGTTGTACCAATGCTGCATGCAGTGAATACGCAGCATGGTCTCCAGCGGATAGGGCCGTCGGCCATTGCCCGCCTTGGGATAAAACGGCTCGATGACTTCCACCATGTTTTGCCATGGCAGAATCTGCTCCATGCGGGAGAGGAAAATCTCTTTTCGGGTCTGACGGCGCTTAGTGCTGAATTCACTATCGGCGAAGGTGAGTTGATGGCTCATGATGTCCCTCTGGGATGCGCTCCGGATGAATATGATGATCTCATATCAGGAACTTGTTCGCACCTTCCCTAATGCGCGCCATAGCTCCCCCTTTCAGAATGGAAAGAACGGACCATGTAATAGACTACGAAGTATCGTCTCTTTTTTATGAAGCTCTGCTTTTCAGGTTTCATAATTACGCTTCTCCATTTCTCAGGACGAGTAAGTCCCCAACCTGATGGCTGTATTTGTTCTAATAGCGGGTTATAAATTACTGGTTCAGTTTTTCTTGCGTCTAGCTTCTCTCAAAACTGAATCAGCTTCACCAGCGTTGAATTTCAATGCAGCGGCAATACCAGGGAGATACATCAGCATTTCACCGATATTGCGGAGATCTTCTCTAGCAGATTTATCATCGTAATCGGCATTATCACATGCCCAGAAAATCACGTTCCCCATGGAGCTGAGACCAGACATAATTCCATCAAAGGCATCATGAGAATTTGAACTTATTTTATTGAGTTCATCCGGTGATTCATTCCTTGAACAGGACCTAGTGAGAATTTGTTCAATCTGACTCATGATTAACCTCCGCGTCCTTGACTGACAGCCAATGGTTTGCGTACTTGAGCAATTTTGGCTCTTCAAGATTGTCTAGCTTATGGCCTCCATGCTTTACAGCTTGTTCCAGCCAATCTTCTAACAGTGTGAAAAAACCAACAATCTGTCCTTTAAGCGCATCCTGTTCGTCAGTAAGTCTCCCGGCAGAAAAACCTAAGCCACACATATCCATGACAACAAACTGTAGATTGCCTCCTAACCCTCTCCCATTCTCACGTAAATATTTGAGGTAAATCATTCCAAGTGCCTTTCCTGACTCACAACCGCCAAAATAGCCACCATCTCGCGGAACGCACCAAGAGTTGTAACCTGGCTTACCCTCAATTCGGTCTACAAAAGGAAGTCTTGCCCAAATAGAGCAGCGATTCTTGTGAAACTTGAGTTGAGTTGATTTAGACATTAGCCACCTCCTGAATACGAACGCGACCAGTGGAAGAGAAAGCGTAAAACTGCATAGATGCCGTACCAGCATCAAAACCAGATGATACTTCGACAATCAAGCAGCAAAAGTTTGCTAAAAAATCAGTTTGGTTTAATACCAGAAATCGCCAATGATATTTTTTTTCAGGGCGAGTTTGGTTACTATGTGAATGTGCCATAGTGTAAGCCTCACTTACGTTGTGGTTAGAGACCCGGTAAGTGTTAGTAGCACTACCGGGTTTCGCATTTTCACCTGAATCAACACTAGGTGTCGGACACAATGTAATGCCAGGGTGTCCGACACGTCAATGCTTTTTTCAGTTGAAATTTTAATGTATGATGTCGGACACCTACCCAATAATGGAAATGTCATGGCAACCAAAGGCATCAATGCAAAATCAAAGCGATTCGACGTACGAGTACCCCATGAAGTTGCGGATGCAGTCGAAGCATTAAAAGAACAAGGTGAAAGCACTGGCCAATTTGTTGTAACTGCTCTGGAACGGGAAATAAAATTTCGCGAGAGGAAGAAACACAAAAGCACAAAAGACCAGTGATCTTTGAGGTTCAATAAGGCAGCGTACCTAACAACGCTGCCTTCACCATGGACAAAACTGACAGGAAGCATCAGCGAACCTCTAGAAATTTGCCACCACCAATTAAATCCAGATTCAACTGACTGAGGCTTTTGACCAGAGATTCCGCTTTATTTAGCAAAATCAGATCGTCCTGACGTTTACGCAAACGGCGGCCAGCGTCACTTGAGTCTTCATCTGATACCTTACGAGCTCCAGTCACAATTGCCTGTAGTTCTTGGACTGAGTAATTGAGGTAGCCATGAGCCTGGCGATCTAACTCTTCCATGTAGTCGTAAACCTTGGCCTGCAGCTCATAGCTATAGCTCATTGCCATCAGACAGGCCTCACGTTTGGGGAAGTTGTAGCAGGATTGGGCTCGCCCTTTGCCATCAATGTAATCTCCAAAAAATTTTGGAGATTGAGTTTCACCCAAGACTTTTGGCACTTTCGCCATAAAACTGTCATGGCGAAGCTTGCGGTATTTCTTGCATGGGAATGACATCCCCTCCTCTTCTGCTTTCAACTGACGTTCGGCATTAATGTAATCGACCATTTCCAGACTACTCATGGTTGGCGTAGAAATGCCATGTAGGCCGATTTTAGGTTGAGAGAGGTCCTCCCCAATATGGGCATAAAATTTAGTCATGATGATTTACCTGTCTTTAATTAGCTGATAGCTGTCGTGACCACCAGATCTTAACCAGATGCTAATGCAACGACTCGCAACAAATACACATAGGGGTTCTTATTCAGGCAACCTCCTTGCGTGATTCTTCGATACGCTGGTTAATCCAGTCATCAACTTCACTTTCGACGAAGGCGATGGCACGCGAACCGATTTTGACGGGCTTTGGGAATTTATCTTGAGCTATAAGTTTATAGACCCATGCTTTACTTAACTGAATTCTACACAGGACTTCAGAAAGACGAATGAATGATTGCGACATATTTACCTCGTGAGGTTTATTGCGATTTACGAAATATTTTCATTTCAGAGCAGTAAAAAAAAGATGGGCAATAATAAACATGGTACCTACCTATGTGGTTTAACCCTACCCAGCCTTGCATAAAATAAAAAGCGAAAAAAAACGGCCGAAGCCGTTCTCTAAGAGATGATTCTTTATGTCCCCCCACCGTTTAATTGTAAAGGGTGAGTAGTTATTATCTTGTTGTTTTTATTGATTTTCTTCTGCCAACTTTTCTTACAGAAAATGGACGAAGAACTAAATCCACAGCCTCTGCAAGATTATTAGATGCCCCTCTATTTTTGAGATAGTCAGTGACTTCCATTTTTGTAGGCGCTGTAGAAGGATCATTCTCATCGTATGTGGACCAAAATTGTTTAATAGCTTCTTCAACAAACTCCAAACCTTCACAATTATGTGCATATTTAGGTAACAACAATAGTGACTCTTTAACTTCACAATGTTCACTATCAATCACCACAGATGGCAGATTACTTTCCCAACCAGAAGTGGTTGTTTCTATTTTTACAGGCACAGGTTTACGTACAAAATCAACGCGTTCATTTTCTACCCAAACAAATAATGAATCTCGAGTAATGAGTGTTTTATCCTTAGATATTTCATTTTTGCGATCAGTAGGTTTAATCTCATAATATTCCCAATAGCCATTCCACTGGTCATGTTCTACCCATCTAACTGCAAAGCATTGCACAGGTGTAAGAACGCCACGTCGTATTGCACTAATAATCCCCTCAGAAATACCCCATGCCATCTTCCACCGCTCATGTCGTCGAGTTTTTACCTCATCTAAGCCATTCTCAAAATCATATGGATCAATACCTGCAAGCAACATGGCCGCCTGAGAAATTGAAAACTCTTGTACTGTTTTCCAATGAGAAAGATCAGGAAGGTCTTCAATAATTGGCATAACATCACCTCACCCTCTGATATTTTATGCTATGCCTGACCACAGAGGTGTATGGGTTTTCGGTACTCAGCCTAGGCATAGATATCTCCAATGCCTAGATTATCGTCTACTGAGGTAAACATGTCCATCCTAGACCGTATCCAAATACAGCACTAGGAAAATAATGGGTGACAATTATCGGATACAAAATTAACAATATTCCAGCCTAACCATATGATTCACTAATTTCCTGGCTTCTCCATTCATTAAATTTAATTTCGATGAATTTGTATAAGTTGCAGACATGACAAAAAAACCTAGTCACGAATGACAGGTTTGATCAATGATTTAAATTTTATAGAGAGATGTATTTAAAATATTAGACAAAGTTTTAAGATAAAACCTTGATATATGATATAAAAATCGAATAAAAAATACTACTGCAGTTGGTTTGAACTTCAGAGAGGGACGAAACATCCCTAACCAAATGGATTCACGAAGCCGCAATACACAGCTTACTTGTATCCTTAATAAGAATACGAATCCAAATTTTAAAGAACTATCAGTACTATCGCTTAGCTTCTTCCAGTATTTCTGGGAGAAACTCATGAACGAGTTTTGAAGACAGTGCAGCCTACATTTCGGTAGGCCAACCCATTCATTTTAAAGAGCAGCGTGTTAAAACGCTATGGCAAATCGCTTTTCAGCGACGTAGGGACTATTCCCATTGTAAAAAAGTACAGACCAACTCAAGGTCTTGGTCTCTACCATATCCTATGGTAGCTCGATGTATTCATCGAGAGCAGCGTTTTAAAGAGCATTTAACGTCTATACAGGTAAAAGATAGATCACTACTGTCTACATGTCCAGCACTTTTATTATCATAAACTCGGAATGCTACTTCACTATAAAGTTGTTCCAGTGTTGTTCCAGCTAAAGAGATCACATATTTATAAAAACAATAAGTTATCTTCATATCAACATATACGGGGCACTGAAACGATTGGAACAACTTCTTTCATCTCACATAAGTAAAGCTCCTATCAGGTGGTTTTATCAGACAACTCATCCAGATAGTCTGCATACCACTGAAGCATCTCGCGCCGCCCATCAATGTACTGAGCGTGATTATAGGTACCACGTATCGTGTTTCTGTCAGAATGTGCCAGCTGCGCCTCTATCCAGGCAGAATTGAATCCCTGTTCATGCAACACAGTGCTCATGGTATGTCTGAATCCATGGCCAGTGGCTTGACCGGCATAGCCAATACGTTTAATCACCTGGTTAATGCTGGCTTCGCTCATCGGCTTCCCTGCGTCATTACGCCCCGGGAAAACATACTTCCCTCTACCGGTAATCTCTTTGAGTTCGAGCAACAGCTCCTTGGCTTGTCTCGGAATAGGAACGAGATGTGGTCGGCGCATCTTCATGCGCTCATTTGGGATTAGCCAGAGATCTTTGCTCAGATCAAATTCATGCCACTCAGCAGCACGAAGTTCGATGGTTCGGACACTGAGGTACATGAGAAGTAATGTCGCGATACGGGTAATTTTACTACCGCTATATGCATCAACAGCTTGTCTGAAGGGACCAAGTTGAGCTGGTGATAGATGAGGGAAATGTTGTTGTTTGGGGGATTTCAGAGCCCCAGCCAAATCAGTGACTGGGTTGTACTCGGCCCTTCCGGTGATGACAGCATAAGTGAATATCTGGCGGCAAGCCTGTCTCGTTTTCTTGAGCTTATCCAGGACACCGCGTTCCTCCATCTTCTTCAGAACAGAAAGCATGTCCATGGGTTTGATATCGGTAATCGCTTTTCTACCGATATAAGGGAAAATATCTTTTCGCAGATATTCGAGTATATCGTCAGCATAACCCGAAGACCAATTCGGTTTCTTATGTGCATGCCATTCAAGTGCAAGAGACTCAAAACTGTTATTCACCGCGAGTATTCTGGCTTGCTTCTCCGCCTGCTTAACTTCAGAAGGATCTTCACCATTAGCGAGTAATCGCTTCGCTTCATTCCGTTTATCTCTTGCCTCAGCGAGGGTAACATCAGGAAAAACGCCAATTGAAAGGAGTTTTTCTTTTCCTGCCAGGCGGTACTTCAGGCGCCAGTATCGGGAACCATTCGGGTTAACTAGCAGGTACAGGCCACCGCCATCCGCCAGTTTGTAGGGCTTGTCCTGAGGCTTAGCTGTGCTTATCTGGCGTGCCGTTAACTTCAT